TGCATGCCTGGCGTAAGCTCATCGAAAACTGCGCGGTCAGATAGCTGACGAGCTCTCGCTTTACCGCTGGTTTAAAGCTTTTTTCAATAACGTCTTTCAGTGCCCGGCATTCCAGACTCAGATCGGCAAACATCTGCTTCAGACGACGATTCTCATCCTCAAGATCTTTGATCTTTTTAATATCAGCGGCTTCCATCCCGCCATATTTCGCCTTCCAGTTGTAATAACTGGCTTCGGAAATAGCAGCCTCGCGGCAGACATCTTTGACGGTTCGTCCGGCTTCGACAGACTTAAGAACGGCGATGATCTGGTGTTCGGTGAATCGAATCTTACGCATGGCGATCTCCTCAGGGGACATAATCCGTATGCCGGAAGATCTCTAAAAGTGAATGGGCCGTTTTGACGGGATACTTACAAACACTTAAACGCATAATTTATTTTTCTGGGGGCTATATGCCATTATCTCTGCAAGAAATAAAAGATCATCAAGATCAGTTTGGGCTGCATGATCTTGGCACCATGCATACGGATACATATAGACAGGCTTTAAAGAACGAAGCCTTCGTGTGGATAGATCACCATGATTTTATGCGGAGTACTTTGTCAGAAGAGATTTTAGCCACCAATAGAGAGCAACTTGACGCGCTTATTGAGCACCTAAAGGGATACCGGAGCAGGATGCCAGAACCGCCAGAGTGGATGAGTGAAAAGTAATTGTATAAGGCCTGGAATGAACATCCAGGCCCTCTAAATTATGACAACAATCCAAATAAAGTTGACGCACCGGCACCCACAATACCTGCAACTGTGTTGTTTTCTAATAGGTTCTTTAAAAGACTTTTTGCTTCAGAATCATTAGTAGCTGCAACTTTTTCGACTAACTCTCTAATATTTATATTTGTAATTTGAGAATTATTATTCCCTAACTGAACTTGTTCACCAGATAAAGTGTTTATGTTATAAGTGGTTGTATTTTTTTGATGAGTTTTATGTTGAGAAGAACTGGTGTTTTCAACAAACAAAGTGAGTAAGTGGGGGTGTGTCGTTCCAATTTTTAAAGTTCCGCCAGGCTGGAAATCTAAGTCAATGACTTTCAAGACTATCTCACTCTGACCTGATTTTTGATAAATGATATCTCCAATGCTAATATTTGGCTCTTCTGTATAAGGTACCATGACAGTATTAGCCCCAGCTTTTCTGCTTGAGCGAAATTCTGTCCCGTCAATAGTTACAGTGTTTGGGTATGCTAAATCCTGCATTCTTTTTCCGCCTCGCATCATTTGAATAATCCTTATCGATTTTGGTTGTTCTATATAGCCATTAAAATATAGTTATGTAAAATATTTATACTTAAAATTACTTGGTTATACCTCTTATATATCAAGGGGTTTTCATTATCTTTTTCATGTATATCTTGATAAGTGGCACTCAGACGTGAGCCGCCACTGGCCGTTTAATTTCTTGCCCTTCAGACAGGTTTCCTTATTAAACGGCCATCCCTTCCGAGCTGGTTTCACGTCTCAACTTACTTTTGTCACGAGAAACCATCCATGAAAAAACTGTTTGAACTACGCCAGCACAAAACCGCCCTGAAAGATGAAATGCGATCACTGCTAAATACCGCTGACGGTGAGAAACGCAGCCTGAACGATGATGAGGGCAAAAAATTCGATGGGCTTCGCGGCAAAGTTGAAGCGCTCGATATCGAAATCACCCGCCTTGAAGCTGTGCAGGATGAAGATCGTAATCTGCCTGGCACTCAGCTAGACGGGAAAGCCGTCACCAATGAAGAACTGCGCACCTATATTCTGACCGGTGAGCGCCGAGCGTTATCTACAGCCGTAGGTGCAGACGGCGGCTATACCGTTATTCCTGAGCTGGATAAAGAAATCATGCGCCAGCTTCAGGATGATAACGTGATGCGTTCGATTGCTACTGTCAAAACGACTAAAACCAATGAGTATCAGAAGTTGGTATCTGTTGGTGGTTCTGCTGTTAACCGTGGAACTGAGGGTGAAGCACGAACTGAAACTGCAACGCCTAGCTGGAAGAGGTCAGCATTAAGCTGAACCCTATCTACGCCTATCCAAAAACCACCCAGGAAATTCTCAACTTCTCAGAGGTAGATATTTTTGGGCTGGTTGTCCTCAGAAATCACTGACACCTTTACGGCGACTGAAGAAGATGATTTTGTTAACGGTGACGGCGTGAAGAAGGCGAAAGGTTTCCTGACCTACCCGCGTGCAGCTACCGGCGACAAAGCTCGAGCATTCGGAACCCTGGAGAAGGTTGAAGCCGCAGCGGTCACTGCTGATGGCTTGATTGATCTGCTCTATAAGCTGAAAGCCAAATATCGCAAAAATGCAGTATGGGTAATGAACTCTAATACCGCAGCCACCCTTCAGAAACTGAAGAACGGAAATGGTGATTATATTTGGCGTGATCGTCTGGTGGCCGGTTCTCCGGATACGCTGCTGGGCCGTCCGGTGCAGTACGTAGAAACCATGCCGGATGCGGCAGCAGGTACTGCGTTCTTGGCTGTTGGCGACTTCCAGCGCGGTTACTTCATCGTAGATCACACCACTGGCGTGCGTACCCGCCCGGATAATATTACCGAACCGGGCTTTTACAAGGTCCACACTGACAAATATGTTGGCGGCGGAGTGGTGGACTCCAGCGCCATCAAAGTACTGGAAATGGCTGGCTCAGGCTCCTGATTCAGTTAACGGGGGCTTCGGCCCCTTTTCAGTCTTTGTGGAGTACGCCAATGAAAACAAAAGAATTCGAGATCCGCACTTCTGAATTCACCGCTAGCAATAAAAAGCTGGTGGGATATGCCGTGCGCTGGAACAGCTTGTCAGAAATCATCTGGGATGAGTTTCGCGAGCAGTTTGCACCAGGTGCATTTGCCGACAGCCTCGCTGCTGGTGGAGACGTTCGGGCCTTGTACGAGCACGATTACAGTCAACTGCTGGGGCGCACTCAATCCGGCACGCTTCAGTTGACCCAAGATGATACGGGCTTGCGCTTTGAACTCACGCCAGCGGATACTCAACTTGGGCGAGATGTCCTGACGCTGGTGGAGCGTGGGGATCTGTCTGGAATGAGCTTCGGTTTCCGTGCATTGCAAGAAGCCTGGGATATTGGGCAGTCGCCTTATCTCCGCACAACTACCACCGCTGAGTTAACTGAAATTACAGTGACCAGCATGCCTGCCTATCCAGAAAGCGCCGTCGAGATTGCGCAGCGTTCATTGTTTACACAGCACCCCCAGTTGCGCGGCACTAGTGATAACTGCCGTCTTTGGGCTGATTTGGCGGGGCTCTGATATGTGGAATATATGGCCTTTTGGCCGCAAAGCTGAACCCTCTGAACAGCGCAGCATGACCATTGATGAGTTTCTGGCGATGGCAGGGATTCCAAATACCGGATCAGGCGAGTATGTGTCTGCGGGTACTGCGGAATCTCTGCCGGCAGTGATGAATGCCATATCGGTAATCAGTGAAGCCGTAGCGACTATGCCGTGCTTCCTATATCAGGTTCGCCACGCAAACGGGCGGGAGGAACGCGAATGGCTGAGCAATCACGCCGTGGATTTCTTACTGAACGAAACGCCCAATGAGATTCAGACAGCCTATCAATTTAAGCGCACGATGATGCGCCACTGCCTGCTAACTGGTAATGCGTACGCTGTGATCAAGTGGGGGAAGGATGGACAACCGCAATCACTCTATCCGTATGCACCTGGCTCAGTAGTGCCAGAGCGTATCGGTGAGCGCAAATTCCGATACACCATTACTGAGCCATACACGGGCAAGGTTAACGTTTACCTCCAAGATGAAATACTTCACCTGCGATACGCCACTGAAGACGGATTCCTGGGGCGTTCTCCAATCACAATTTGTCGTGAGGCGTGGGATTGGGGCTTGCCCAGCAGCGTCACGGTTCAAGCGTCATGAAAAATGGTCTCATGGCGTCCTCTGTGGTGAAAACCAATGAATGGTTTGACGATGTTAAGGGCAAAAAAGCTCTTGATGCTTTGGAGCGTTACGAAGGCGCTAAAAATGCTGGCAAAACGCCAATTCTCGAAGGTGGCATGGATTTCCAGCAACTAGGAATGAGCAATCAGGATGCGGAGTGGCTCGCTTCGCGGCGGTTCACTATTGAAGACATTGCCCGCATGTTCAACGTATCTCCTATTTTTCTTCAGGACTACAGCAACAGTACTTATAGCAACTTTAGTGAGGCTAGCCGTGCATTTGCCACTATGACCATGCGCCCATGGCTAACCAACTTTGAGCAGCAGATCAAAGCGGCATTGGTCGCTTCCCCATCCGTTCCGGGCATTCGATACCAGGTTGAATTTGATACTGCTGATCTCCTGCGCGGCACTCCTAAAGAACGCTATGAGAACTACCAGGCAGGCATCAAAAATGGCTTTCTTAGTCCAAACAATGCACGGCTGCTGGAGGGTATGCCGCCGCGTGAAGGTGGCGATGAATTTAGCCAGGCTTGGAAGCAGGAAGTAAAGATAAACCAGGGTAAAGGTGGTGATCCCGATGAATGAACTATTAAAGCTGGAAGATGTGAAGCTTCACTGCCGCGTTGATGATGATTATGAGGACGGTTTGATCCAGGCCTATATCGATGCTGCATTGGAAGTATGTCAAAAGCATATTGGTAAACGCTTCGATAGCGACCCACCTGAGTTGGCATTCAATCCGGCAATTAAAGTTGGGTGCATGATGTATATCTCGCAGCTGTACGAGTACCGCACCACTATCAGTGATGTTGAAGCGAAAGAGGTGCCGTTTGCAATTTCAGCACTTTGGTCAGTGTATCGCGATCCGGGAGTGTACTAATGCCATGGCAACCATTACGCCGATGTACTGAGCCAGGATGCAATAAGCGCGTGAAGTCTGGTAAGTGCGATGAGCACAAGCGTGTCGCTCAGCGCCTGCAGGATGAGCGTAGAGGTAGCCGCCGTGAACGTGGCTACTCTGCTGCGTGGGATAAGTACCGGCTGCAATTCCTCAAAACCAACCCGTTATGTGTTGATTGCCTGAAGCAAAGCCTCTATGTGCCTGCGAAGGTAGTGGATCACATCATCCCCATTAATGGCGGTGATGACGTGCTGTTTTGGCCTGAATGGAATCACCAGGGCCTTTGCCAGACGCCCCATAACCAGAAGACCGTAAAGCAGGATCCCACGACCAAGGCTAAGCGTAAGGCTGGTATGTACCGAGAACAGGAACAGCGTGCAGCTGCCCGTAAGGACTGGATGCATGAGGTGAACCATAAATGAGAAAGACATAGCAAACCTTTATCGCTCACTGATTAACAGCCGTGAGAGCTTCATGAAGACCCGCAGCAGAGCGCGTGATCGCCTCGCAGAGCCACGCATGACGCCGCGTGACCGAGAGCTCAGGGAATGCATGCGCAACCGCTGACAGCCAGCGCATAGGGGGTGGGGGTGTATTTCAGGACAACACCTCGATGCCAAGGCACCGCCTCCCCCATCAGATTTT